TCTTCACGATCCCCAGTGTGGCCCAGGAGCTTCTCGCTGTATACTCTGCTTTCGAGATCAGAGCTGATGATGTCACCATGATTCCTCGCTACGCCTACGGGAACGAGAAGGTCGGTGGTGCAGCTCAAGCTCTTGCTAATTACGAAAGTGTATTAACACCAGATGGCCCGGTTGCTATATGTGAACTTGAGGTTGGATCTAAAGTTTGCAACACCTATGGATCAACCAGTAAGGTGCTTGGTGTGTACCCGCAAGGTGTTTCTGATATCTTCAGAATATCCTTCTCTAATGGGAAGACTGTGGATTGTGATATGAACCATAGGTGGTCTGTTAGAACCCACCATGATAGAGAGTTCATCACATTGACCACAGAGGAAATCTTAGAGAAGGGGCTCTTCAGGAAAACCAATGAAGATAATAAGAACCCGAAGGGTTACAGACCAAAGTGGATGATACCACACTATAGCGCTGTTGATTATCCAGAGAGAGAGGTGAGCATTGATCCCTATACCTTTGGAGCGCTTCTCGGAGACGGTGATTCTCGTGGTCGATTAACCTCTATGGATCAAGAAGTATTTGATAGAGTTCCATATAAGCTTGGGGTTGTCGATATAAAACACGACAATAAAGCTTGGTCACAAACGATATTAGGTATAAAGCCGCTGCTTAGATCTTATCTAGGTGTTGTTGATTGCTACACTAAGTTTATACCTAATGATTATCTGTACAACTCAGTTGCAGTGCGAACTGCACTCCTCAAAGGTTTAATGGACACAGATGGTTGTATATCTAAAGGAGGGGAGTCGTTCTACTTCACTACCTCTAAGCAACTCTCTGAGGATTTTAGGGAGCTAGTTGAGTCTCTAGGTGGGACTGTTAAATCTATTCAGGTTAGAGATGACAAGAGGGAGGGCCGTTCACTGGGGTACAGAATACACTTCTACACAGACTTCTGCCCATGCTATCTGCAGAGGAAAGCAGATAACTACAAAGTCAGAGAGAGACGATACACATATATCACTGGGGTTGAGTATGTAGGAAAGCATGAAGCTACCTGCATAGAGGTCGATTCCAAAGACTCTTGCTTTCTCGTGGACAACTTCATCGTAACCCACAATACAGCATCGGGACTCAGCATGCTCCTTGAGAGTGCGAACAAGGGGATCAAGGATGCCATACGTCACATTGATGAGGGCCTCATAATTCCCAGGATTCAGAAAGAATTCTATATGACTCTCCTCGCTGGAGACTATGATTTCTCCGGGGATATCAACGTAATAGCCTATGGATCTCAGATGCTCACCATGGCTGGTGCGGAACAGATGAGGCGTAATGAATTCCTCCAGGTCACAGCGAACCCCATGGATCAAGAGATCATGGGTCCCCTGGCTCGTGCCGAGATCCTCAGGATCATGGCTCGGGATTTAAACCTGGGCGAGGATCTGATTCCGAACAGGCAGGAGCTGAAGGCACTCATGAAGAAGAAGGAAGAGAGCCAGCAAGCACCGCCTCCGCAGGTTCAGGCAGCTCAGATTCAGAATGATACCATCCTGCAGATCGCCCAGGAACGCAATGCGCTCCAGCAAGCAGACCTGCAGAGGAAGGCTCAGAAGGATCAGCAGGATGTAGTCA